GTGTATTGGCGGGCAGGTGTCTTCTCAAGTTTTAAATCTTATTAAAGCTGAAAAGCATGATGATACAATAGGTATCACAGAAGCACATAATAATATTGTTAATTTTATTTTATGGTGTAAAAAACTTTTTGGTGAAGATTTTTATATTGAATGCGCACCAGGCCAGTCAACAGAACAGATTGCGGTTAATAAACGTCTTAAATCTGTGGCCGCCGCATTTAATTGTAAAATGGTTCTTGGCTCAGATGCTCATTATCTTAAAAAAGAAGATAGATATGTTCATAAAGCATATCTTAATTCAAAGGGTGGAGAACGTGAAGTTGATGCATTTTATGAGTATGCGTACCTTCAGGACGAAAATGATATAAAAGAAAATATTACTCCATCTGAACTTGATTATGATGAGTTAGTAAATAATTCATATGAAATTTATAATAAAATTGAAAACTATAGTATAGCACATAAACAAACTATTCCAAAAGTAAAAGTTAAAGATTATCCCAAATTATCTGATAAAAACATTAATGGTGTGTCTTGGAGCTTACAAAGTATAAATATTTTAAAAAATGATTATCCTATTTTAACAAATATGTTTGAATCAGATGATATATATGAAAGATATTGGGTTAATGAATGCACTTTTTCTTTGTTTGAAAAAGGTAAAAATACAAAAGAATATTGGAATAGACTTGAAGAAGAAGCTGATATTAAAAAAACAATTAGTGAAAAACTTGAAACCAATATGTTTCGTTATCCTATTGTTCTTCAGCATTATGTTGATTTATTTTGGGAATGTGGCAGCACAGTTGGTGCGGGTAGAGGCTCATCTTGCTCAGGATTAAATCATTATTTACTTGGTATTACTCAGCTTGATCCCATTAAATGGGATCTTCCATTCTGGAGATTAGAACTTTAAGAAATAGTCTCCCTATACTGTGAAGTATAGTATAAAAAATTTTGTGAACTCTATTGCTCAGAGGTGTGTAAAGAACGTTAAGTATTTAGTAGGAAATGACTAATTAATCTTTATGCTAACAGGGGAGCCTTAGCAAGTAAAGTTGAAGGTAATCCAGTGCCAAGCCTATTATTAGGAAGGTGTAACGACTATCCGAAAGGAGTAGGGCAGAGGATGAGCTACTGCTCGAAGTGCAAAAATCTTTAAATATTTTCTACCACTTTGGTCAAAGTGGGATAAATTAATTAATCGAATTTTTATATATAATAGAGAGATATAGAAAGGAGATTAATAATATGTTAATCTATAAAATAACAAATTTAATAAATAATAAATGTTATATTGGTCAGACAATAAAAACTGCTGAATAGAGATGGAAAGAGCATCAAAGTCATGCATTTGGCTTGCATCCAAATGATCAAAATAAAACTTTATATAAAGCAATAAGAAAATATGGTCTTGAAAATTTTACTTTTGAAGTTCTTCAAGATAATATTGAAACTTTTGAACAATTGGATAAAGCAGAAATTTATTGGATTGATTATTATAATAGTTTTGTAAAAGGATATAATGAAACTTTTGGTGGTCAACAATATCATAAAATTCTACCAAATAAAGAAATTATAGAAGATTATTACAAAACAAAAAGTGCTAGAAAAACTGCTTTAAAATTTGGAATAGATCATTCTACAGTAGATGATATTTTAAATCAAAATAATATTCCAAGATTCAGTTTTAGAGAAGCCGCAGGAAAAAGAATTAAAATTTCAAAAGGCGATTTTGAAAAAGAGTTTAATTCAGTTAAAGATTGTGCTGAATGGTTTGTAGAAAATCAAATCTGTAAAACTAAAAATGTAGAAAGCGCAAGAGCTGGATTAAAAACTGCAAGATCAGCTAAAGGAAATGGTTTATATTATGGTTATTTAATAGAAAATATTTAAAGAATAAGATATAGTCTGTGCCATTAGAAATAATGGAATTACACGATTTAAACAAAGAACGTGTTGAATTAGGAGATATAGATATTGATCTTTGTCCTTCAAAGCGTCCATTAATTCTTCAGAAAATAAAGGAGGAACGAGGTGCAAATTTTATCAGCGAAATTGATGATGAATCAAAAAGAAATCTTGGATGTACGCTTATCGCCACTTTCGGAACCGAGGGAACAAAGAGTGCTGTCCTTACCGCATGTAGAGGATACAGATCAGAAGACTTCCCAGACGGAATAGACGTAGACACAGGACAATATTTGTCATCATTAATTCCAAGTGAAAGAGGTTTTTTATGGCCTCTTAAAGATGTTGTTAATGGAAATAAAGATAAAGATAGAAAACCAGTAACGCCTTTTATTACAGAAATAAATCAATATCCTGGTCTCTTGGATATTGCGATGGCAATAGAAGGAATTATTAATAAGCGTTCAAGTCATGCTTCGGGTGTAATTTTGTTTGATGAAGATCCATATGAGTTTGGATGTTTTATGAAAACTCCAAAAGGAGAAATTATAACTCAATGGGATCTTCATATGGATGAGGCTTGTGGTATGACAAAATATGATTTCTTAGTAACAGAGGTACAGGATAAAATTGCGGAAACAATTAAACTTCTTCAAAAATATAATAAAATTGATAGTAATTTAACATTAAGAGAGGTTTATAATAAATATCTTCATCCCGAAGTTTTACCATTAGATAAAAAAGAAATATGGGAAGCTCTACAAAAAGGTAGCGTATTAAATATTTTTCAGTTTGATTCAGATGTTGGCTCTCAAGCAGCAAAAAAGATTAAACCGACAAACATCCTTGAAATGGCAGATGCCAATGGTTTAATGCGTCTTATGACCGCAGAAAAAGGACAGCAAACACCAATGGAAAAATATATTGAATTTAAAAACAATATTGATTTTTGGTATCTCGAAATGTGTAGAGCAGGACTTACTGTTAAAGAACAAAAAACTCTTGAGCCATATTTTAAACAATCTTACGGAGTTCCGCCATCACAGGAGCAATTAATGCGAATGTTAATGGATGAAAATATTTGTAATTTCACACTTAAAGAAGCAAATGCTGCACGAAAAATTGTTGGTAAAAAACAAATGGCAAAAATTCCAGAGTTACATCAACAGGTATTAGATAGAGCAACAAGTCCTGCTTTAGGAAAATATGTTTGGGAGTGCGGAATTGGTCCTCAGATGGGATATTCGTTTTCAGTTATTCATGCACTGGCTTATTCATTTATTGGAGTTCAGACTATATATCTTGCAATAAATTGGAATCCAATTTATTGGAATACAGCCTGTCTTATTGTTAATAGTGCATCTCTTGAAAGCGAAGAAGATGATGATGACGATGGAAATACAAAAGATAAATCTACAGATTATAGTAAGTTAGCTAAAGCTATCGGAGATATAACATCAAGAGGAATTAAAGTATCTTTAATTGATATTAATAAATCCGGTTTTAGTTTTGAGCCAGATGAATCAAATAATGAAATTTTGTTTGGCTTAAAAGGCGTTAATAAAATCGGTGGACCAGTTATTGATAAGATCATTAGCGGCCGCCCATACACAGGAATTATTGATTTTATGAATAGGTGTCCATTAAATAAAACTCAAATGGTATCTTTGATTAAGTCAGGAGCTTTTGATAAAATTGATAATGAATGGGCATCAGAAATTTGCAAAGAAAATCCAAGATACGCAATTATGGCTTATTATGTATCATTGGTTTGCGACCCAAAGAAGCGATTAACCTTGCAAAATTTTAATGGATTGTTAAAAAGTGGATTAGTACCAAAAGAATTAAATAAGCAAAAGCAAACATTTGTATTTAATAAATTTCTTAAAGATAATAAAAAAGTTGGTAAATATTATGTATTTGATGAAGATTCATTAAATTTTTATTCACAATATTATGATTTAAATGAACTTGATGTTATTAACGGAATTACTTGTATCCTTCAAACTAAATGGGATAAAATTTATAAAAAAGAAATGGATGCAGCTAGAAGTTGGTTAAAAGAAAACCAAGAAGAAATATTAAAACAATATAATAATTTATTGTTTAACGAAACATGGAATAAATATGCAACTGGAAATATATCTGCTTGGGAAATGGAAAGTTTATGTTTTTATTATCATAAACATGAATTATCTAATATTGATAAATATAAATATGGTATTGTTAATTTTTCAACTTTATCATATGAACCAGAGGTAGATTATTTCTTTAAAAGAGCGGGTAGGGATATTCCTATCTTTAAATTATATAAAATTGCAGGCACAATTATTAGTAAAAATAACACAAAGGCATCTGTAAATATTTTAACAACAGATGGAGTTGTAAATGTAAAATTTACTAAAGAATATTATGCGATGTACAATCGTCAGATTTCTGAAGTGCAGGCGGATGGTAGTAAAAAAGTTCTAGAAAAAGGATGGTTTTCTCGAGGTACCAAAATTATGGTAACTGGATATAGACGAGAAGATACATTTGTAGCCAAAACTTATAAAGCAACATCTACTCATCAATTATATAGAATTGTAGACATTAATGGTAAAAATATGACATTAGAACATGAAAGAATTCAGTGAGGTATTTTATGAATTATAATAAAACTCAAATTGATATGATAAATAAACCTCCCCATTATGCCAATGGGGGGATTGAATGTATTGATGCAATGATCTCATCTCAAGGAACTGAAGCAGTAAAAGATTTTTGTTTATGTAATGCTTTTAAATATATTTGGCGAACTAAAAATAAAAATGGCATTGAAGATATAGATAAAGCTATTTGGTACTTAAATAAATATAAAGAATTAACTATGGACAAAACTAAATAATTATACTAAGATAATTTTAAATATTATAGTAACCCTAAAAATATTTTATCTACTTAGGAGGATATACTATGATTTATGTAATCAAAAGAGATGGCAGACAAATGCCGTTTGACACTAACAAAATTAAAAATGCTATTTTAAAAGCTTTTAAAGCGGTTGATGGTGAAATTTCAGAATACGCAGAAACAAAAGCTGAAAATATTGCAAATTATATTGAAGGTTATTGTGAAGATGAAATTAAACCGTTATCTATTGAAGAAATTCAAGATTTAGTTGAAAATGGATTAATGTCTACTAAAAGAAAAGATGTTGCTAAAGCATATATTAAATATAGGGAATTAAGAACAAAAGAAAGAAAATGGAATAATGATATGATGCGGGCGGCGCGTGAAAAACTCACGGGGTCTCGTATTGATAATCAAAATGCCAATGTTGATGAGCATTCATTTGGCGGTCGCCGCGGTGAATTTGATTCGGTTATTTCAAAACAATATGCTTTAGATAATTGTATATCAAAGATGGCTCGTGAAAATCATCTAAATAATGAAATTTATATTCATGATTTAGATGCATATGCAGTTGGTATGCATAATTGTTTATCTGTACCTTTTGATGATTTATTAGCTAAAGGATTTAATACTCGTCAAACAGATGTAAGACCAGCTAATTCAATTAATACTGCTTTTCAATTAGTAGCAGTAATTTTTCAATTGCAAAGTTTACAACAATTTGGTGGAGTCAGTGCTACACACTTAGACTGGACTATGGTTCCATATATAAGAAAAAGTTTTTATAAGCATTATAAAAATGGTATGCGTTATATTTATCAAGGAGATGTAGCTCCAGATTTCTCAGATGATCAAATGCCTGTTGATGATAAATTATACAAATCTATTCCAAATGTTTATAAATATGCAATAGATATGACAATAAAAGAACTTCAACAAGCCGTTGAAGGAATGTATCACAATCTTAATACACTCCAGTCACGTAGTGGTAATCAACTACCATTCACTTCAATAAATTACGGAACTTGTACACTTCCTGAAGGTAGAATGGTTATTAAAGCACTTCTTGAAGGTAGTATTAAAGGGAATGGTAAATTTCATAAAACACCAATTTTTCCTTGTGGTATTTTTCAAGTTATGAAAGGCGTAAATAAAGAGCCAGATACACCAAATTACGATTTATATAGACTTGCTCTTGAATCAACAGCAAAAAGACTTTATCCGAATTATGCTAATGTTGATTGGAGTGGGAATGCGGGTTATGACAGGAATGATCCAACCACATATTTCAGCACAATGGGATGTCGTACAGCCAATGGGTTCGATATTAATGCCGAACCAGGCCAGAATCCGCAACGTAAAGATGGCCGTGGCAATATTTGTCCTGTAACAATTATTCTTCCTACTCTTGCGATGGAAGCTAAAAATATGCCTATTAAAGTCGAAGCAAAAAATAAAAATGGAATAAAATTAATTGAATGGAATTATTCTCTTATTGATAATTTTATGACGCTTCTTGATCAAAAGATTGAAGAGGCTAAAGATATGCTTCTTGAAAGATTTAATTATATTTGTTCACAAGACCCGGCTTCCGCAAAATTTATGTGGGAAAATAAAACCATGATGGGATATAATGAAGAAGAGGGTATTTTTGGTGCTATGAAGCACGGCACTATAGTTATTGGACAACTTGGTCTTGCTGAAACATTACAAATACTTATAGGTAAAGACCATACAACAGATGAAGGTATGGAACTTGCCAAACGCATTGAACAATTATTTAAAGATAGGTGTGCAGAATATAAACAAAGATACAAACTTAATTTTGGAGTGTACTACACCCCAGCAGAAAATCTTTGCTATACTGCTATGAAGAAATTTCAAGAAAAATATGGTATAATTGAAAATGTTAGTGATAAAGAATTTTTCACTAACAGTATTCATGTACCAGTTTGGAAAGAAATTGACCCATTTACTAAAATTGATATTGAAAGTCAATTAACTGGATATTCAAGTGCAGGATGTATTACTTATGTAGAATTAGATAGTGGAATCTTACATAACATAGATGCCTTAGAGCAAATTGTTAACTATGCTATGGATAAAGATATTCCATATTTTGCTTTAAATGTACCAAATGATTTATGTTTAGATTGCGGTTATACTGGAGAAATAAACGATACTTGTCCTATGTGCGGCGGTCAGTCTATACAAAGACTTAGACGCGTTACTGGGTATTTAACAGGCGATTATAAAACGGCTTTTAATCTTGGAAAGCAACAGGAAACCGAAATGCGATTTAAACATTCATCTTTATTAAGAGGATATAAATAATGAATACTATTAAAAAATCTATCCTTGCTGGCATACTTATTGGATTGGGAGTTTTAATTAACTCTCAATCTGAATACCCAGCTTTAGGAGCATTGTTATTTAGTTTTGGATTATTAACTATAATTCAAATGCAGTTTTATTTATACACTGGTAAAATTGGATATTTTTCTAAAATATAGGAATGGAAATTTTTATTAACTGTATTAATTTTTAATTGCATTGGAATTGCGGCAACCGTAGGTCTATATGCGCTAGGAAACTAGAACTATGTGGGTATCATATCTGCAGCCGCCGTATCTAAATTTGCGAAAAGCACATTAACATTATTTATCAATGCTTGCTTTTGTGGAGCATTAATTCATTTTGCTGTTAAAAATAAAATAACTATATTAACAGTATTTGCTATTATGATTTTTATATTAATTGGTGCAGAACACTGCATAGCAGATTTTCCTTATTTATTATTTAATTTATCTTTACTAAATATTTTTAAATTTATTTGTATTGTATTCGGTAATTCAATAGGAGCAATACTAATAGAAAAGTTAGCAGGTGAATAAATATGGATAGATATGCGGGATTAATTACTAATGATTTTGCCAATGGACAAGGAGTATGTGTATCATTTTTTGTTCAAGGTTGCCCGCATCATTGTCCTGGGTGTTTTAATTCATAGACTTGGGATTTTGACGGCGGAAAAGAGCTTCCTTCTGATATTCGAGGACAAATAACTAAAGCCATTTGTGCTAATGGTATTACAAGAAACTTTTCAGTTCTAGGCGGAGAGCCTTTATGCGAAGAAAATTTAGATGAAGTTAATAATATAATTACAAGTGTAAGAGCAGCATTCCCGCATATTAAAATTTTTGTTTGGACTGGATATGTCCTTGAAGAATTGCAAAAGAAAAAAGACCCAAGAATAAAAAATATATTATCTCAAATTGATACTTTAATTGATGGGCCTTTTATAGAAGCTGAAAAAGATCTTACTCTTGAATTACGAGGAAGTAAAAATCAACGAATTTTACATCGTACAATTGATTTTTAATAAAAAATTTTATATAATATAATAAAGGAGTTTTCTAATGAATAAAACTGATAAACATAATGTTTCATTAGGAACATTGTATGATTTTAATAAACAAATAATGCTTCAGCAAAAAAATATTGCGAAATCTGATTTAGAGATAAAAAAGGCTGCATTAGAAGATTGGTTTAATCAACAGTTAGATGAATATGCGATGTTATTATGTAGAGAAAGATATGACTTTACTGTCTTTCATTTATATTCAAAATTAAATCCTAATCCGCCAAAAATTGCGGTATCTGAATTGATTGATCTTTTAAAAGAAAGAGGAACTATTCTTTCTATTGAAAAAGATAATACTAATACAGCTTGGGAGATTTGGATAAAAATTAATAATGAAGCTTTTTTATATTATCTATTCAACTGCGATGATTGGGTTATTCAATGTTAAAGGAGATTATAATAACATGAAAAAAATTATAGGTATTTTAAGACCATTTGATATTTAGCAAATTTTTTATGTTTATGAAGATGGAAATAAAATTTAGGTCATAAAAACATCTATTGATAATTTACCCAAAGATGTTATCTTATTAGCTAAAAAATATCAAATTAATCAGATTGACTTATCTGGTTCTCAATATTATGCAAAAGGGATAATTAAAAAAATTCAAGAAGAAGAAATTAAAAAGTATAGTAGTAATGAATTAATTATTAATTGTATTTAAAGGAGAAAAATATGTCAAAATATTTAGTTAGTACAGTTGAAACTTATAGAGTTGATACAGAGGCAGAAGCAACAAATGCAATTGAAGAAGCCAAAAATGACTCTTCTTACACTCTTAGTAAATATACAAGTGAACATAAAGAACGTAAATCAAAAGGTGAAGTCATTGATGAATATTGGAAGCTTTCTTTGACAAAATTATTTAATGATATTAAAGAGCCAGATGCAGAAGTTGTTGTAACTTACGAGGTAGAGTAAAATAATGATAGAAAATATAAAAGTTAAAAAATTAAATAATTTTGCAAAACTTCCAACAAGAGGTAGCGATTATGCAGCTGGTTATGACTTATATGCGGCGACTGATAAAATTATTGATATCGCACCTCATTCAACTATAAAAATTGGAACCGGATTATCTTTTGAACTTCCTCAAAATACTTTTGCAGCAATTTTCCCCAGGTCTGGAATTGCTACTAAGCGGGGACTTCGGCCAGCAAATTGCGTAGGTGTTTGTGATAGCGATTATCGAGGAGAATACATAATAGCAGTACATAATGATACAGATGAAATGCAAAGTATTGAACCCCATGAAAGAATTGCACAGATGATTCTTTTACCTTTTATAGAAATGAATTTTTATGAAACAGAAAATCTTTCAGAAACCGCACGAGGAGAAAGCGGCTTTGGAGAATCAGGAAAATTTTAAAAAAGGTCAAAGTTAAATAATTCTATAAATAAAATTTTTATATATATGTGAGGGATAAAACAAGATTATTATAATAATCTTGTTTTATTTTTTTGCGCGCATATAGAAACTAAAAACCTTAAAACATCGATGTATTAAAAAACGGAGGAAGCAAATAATGAATTATGCTAATCCAGGTTTAGGAATTTCGCAACAGCAAATTCCTAATCAATTCCCATATGGGAACAATAACATGTTATTGAATAATTCTCCATATGATAATTATATGGGTAGAATTGGTTCTCAAATGACATCTCAAAATCAGTTTTTAAAATGTAGGCCAGTTTCTTCAAGAGATGAAGCTATGGCTTATCAAATTGATTTAGATGGTTCCTTATGGGTTTTTACTGATATAGGCAATAATCATATTTATACCAAACAAATAAATAATGATGGTACTGCAACTTTTAAAACTTATATCCAAACAGAAAATTAGCCAACATATCAAACGGATTTTGTAACAAGAGATTAGTTTAATAAGGCTATTCAATCTTTAGTGGCGGCAATACATCCTACAACATCTTAGGGATTAGTATCCGCAGAAAATAAAAATGAAAAGGATATAACGTTAACAGGTTTTTAAGTAGGAGATAAAAAATGAATATAAATCCTATGGAATTAATTCAATTAATTAAAAATGGTAATAATCCTCAGCAGGTTGTAATGAATGTTTTACAACAACAAAATTATAGCAACCCTATTTTAAATAATGCTATAAACATGATGCAAAATGGCAATATGTCAGGACTAGAAATGATTGCACGAAATTTAGCTGCTCAAAAAGGATTGGATTTTGATAAGGAATTTACAAATTTTAAGAACCAATTTAAATAAAAAGGTAACTAATAAAATGTAAATTTTTTATTTTTAAGAAAGATTGGGGACAAAAAATGTTTAATAATAATAACGGTTATTCATTATCTGATATTGCTGCGGCAACTGGAAATAATAGCGGCTTTGGTAGCTTTAATGGTGATGGTATTTGGATTCTTTTATTCATCTTAATTTTAATGGGTGGATGGGGAAATGGATATGGAAATAATGGTAACAACGGAGCGGCCGTCACCGCAGATGTTCAACGTGGCTTTGATCAAAGTGCAGTTATAAATGGAATTAATGGTATTACAGGAGCGATTAACGCTGGTTTTTCTGGCGCAGAAATATCTAGATGTAATGCACAGACAAACATTCTTCAAACTTTAAATAATAATCAAGCTAATTTATCTACTCAACTGAATACAATTGCTATGAATCAGCAAAATTGTTGTTGTGAAAACCGAGCAGGCCTAGCTGATTTAAAGTATACAGTAGCAACATAGGCTTGTGCTGATAGAACTGCCGTAACAGATGCACTTAGAGATGTAATTGCATCTAACACAGCTAACACTCAAACAATTCTTGATAAATTATGTCAGCAAGAAATTGATGCTCTTAAAGCTCAAAATCAACAGCTTCAAATGCAGAATTACCTTACTAATCTTGCAACTTCTCAAAATGCTCAAACAGGTCAAATTTTAAATGATAATGCGGCTCAAACGGCTGCACTATTAAGAGCTTTAAATCCAGCTCCGGTTCCCGCCTATGTAGTACCAAATCCAACAGGATGTGGTTGCGGGAATGTCTATGGATGCAATAATAATGGATTTTATAATTAATAGGGAGGTTGCTTATGTCTAGTTATGTAACAACAGCAGATGCGCTAGTAACGTTAAATGGCACCATTCCATTTAATAATGTTTCTATCCCCTGTAATAGAGGTAACGTTATTCCACTTACTCCGGGGATTCTTAACTTAAAAGGCAACACTTCTAATCGTTTTTCAAGATATGAGGTTACTCTTCAAGGGAATATTTAGATTCCAGAGGGCGGAGCAGTTACTCCTATTGCGATTGGCATCACACTTAATGGAGCTGTTATACCAGAAAGTGTTGCAATTATAACTCCTGCCGCAGCAGAAGAATATTGGCATATAAACACTTCAACTTTTATAAATGTGCCTTGTGGATGTTGTTTAACTGTATCTGGCGCCTATGTAGATGGAACAGAAGACGACCCAACTACGACACCAACTCCCTCTATTCAGGTAAGACGTGGGGCCTCGTTAACAGTAGCAAGAGTAGCATAAGGAGAAAAAAATGGCAACAGAAACACTAAAAATGATGAAGGAACAATTAATTAGCTGTGTTCAAGGACAACTTGGAGATATTTCAAAAGTTGATGCTCATGAATTAGGTGAAGCAGTCGACATGATAAAGGATTTAGCCGAAGCCATTTATTATTGTACGATAACAGATTCAATGGAAAAATCAGCTGAAGAAACAAAACAGTCAAATGGTGCTACTAATATAACTTATTATAGTACACCAAATGATCAATATTATAGGAACATAGAAAGAAATGGCGGTTATATGTATTATCCTACCAGCGGAAACGGACAAAGCACTGGAGGAAATAACCAAAATGGAATGAGTTATTACACAGAATTACCAAGTGAAATGTGGCGAGATCCTCGTTAGGGACGGAGCCCAATGAGACGCCGTATGTACATGGAAGGTAAAGAAACTCATAATGATAAAAATTCCCAGTTACATGAATTAGAAGCATATTTACAAGAATTATCTACCGATATAACAGAAATGATTAAAGATGCCTCTCAAGAGGAAAAAGCTACGTTACGTCAAAAAATGACTACATTAGCTGATAAAATTGTTTAATGTTTCTTATAAATAATGTTTATTGGAAATTAGCTTTTGTTCCCCCGACATTTCCTCTTTTACAAAGAATGTCGGGGGAATATTCAATAGGAGCTTGTGATAATTTAACACGCACTATTTATATAAATAAAACATTAACTGGAGATCTTTTAAAAAAAGTATTGTGTCACGAAATTACTCATGCCGCTATGTTTTCTTATAATGTAAATCTTACTCTATAGCAAGAAGAAATTATAGCTGATATAATTTCTACATATGGAGAAGAAATTATTTATATTACAAATAAAGTTTTTAATAAAATTTGTAGTATATAAAAAATAAAAGGGGATAACCTTATAATAAAATAAGGTTATCCCCTTTTATTTTTTATATATAATTACTATGTGGGTAAGTTTGTTTTAAAATTGCGTCCTCCATTTGCGGCGTTTGCAAAATCAATTACAGCTTGATATTTCTGTGGATCAAACTCATTAACAATCTTTGCTGCCGCTTCCGCGTTTGCTGGTAAATCATCAATGAAACGATTAATTATACCGCCCGCGCTTAGAGTATATTCAATTTCATTATCTTTCATAACCCCTAATAACTCAAATAGCTAATTGTATTCATCTTCATTTAATACTTGGAAAAACATATCAAAAAATCCATTTGATTTTAAATTATCATAAATTTCTAATTCATTCTATCTATCTTCTTGTGAAAATTCAATATTTGTATACATATATACAAGATTTAATTCAAAGTAAAGATTTAATTTAAATTCATTATAAATTCCACTAGGATCTTTTGCTTTTTCAAGCGTAGAAATTAATAAATCATGTTTGTCTTTTGCGGGAAGATATTGAAGGACTTCTATCTACTGTCCGCCAAAGTCGAATGTCTCAGTAGACGTATTAACTTTTAATTTCATATTTGCATAAGATATTTTCATTTTTGTTATCTCCTTTTGTCTCTTATTATAATTATATAATAGTATATTTTATTAAACTGATGATGGTATTGCTGCTATTAAATTTTTTAAATGTAATTCTGCATAAATTCTAGCAGAATTAATTGCAGAGTTTACTCTTTTAGACCTTCTCCACGCTGCGTTTGTTGAGGTCTCATTTTTGTCTTCAGGAATAAGTTTATTAGCTTCTTTAATACTTGTAAATTTAGGAATGGTTAATGTAATACCTTGAGGTTTTGATTTTAAATCAGAAGAAATAACATAATTAACTATTTTCCAAATGCTTATGATTTTGCCATTAATTAACATAAAATTAGCAAAATCTGATTCTGATCCTGCACTAGCAAATAATCTTATAATTTGACGAGTGGCTATCAAATCTTTTAACTAACTTTGATACATTTCATGCGGATAATAATTATAAACTAACTATCTATCAACAGAACTATCCCAAATTGCCCTAATAGCCTAACCCAAAGTCCATCCTGAACCGGAACTATATATTCCTTTAAATGTATTAGAGTCTTTTTCATTAAAACCTTGTCCGGTATAAAACTTAGAAGAAATACCTATAGTTAATTTTATACTTCCAGAAAAATCGCCATAATCTATACCCTATAAAGAAACCTAAACTCCTTCAGCTTTTACATCGGTTTTACCAGTTATTTTTATATTCTAAGAAGAATCAGATTCTACTATTACATTTTTTGTTCCAACTGCTTTAATAGTACTTTTATATAATAAAGAACCAATTTTTCCTGATGCACAAAAAGCTAATCCTTCGGCAATCTGAGTACTAACTAACCCACTTAATAATAAAGTTGATAATCCTTTAGCTGTCAATGGCGTCCCTTTTTTAAATGTCCCAGTCTGAAGAGCATGTGCTAAATTCTATAATTGTTTTTTTGCAACCTATAGTGATTGTCTTTTTATTAACCTATAGTTTTTATTAATTTTATATTCTTTTAATTTTGTTAATAAATTAGTCCCTACTTCTGAAAAAGAAGAAGCACCATTTATTGAATTTAATAATAAAGCTCCTAACCCATCAGTTCTATTATCTAACAACTATAAAGCGTTTGAAATTCCTTTAAAAGCATTTTCTAAAGCTTCAATATTCTAATTTTTTACTGCATTTTTTAAATATTTATTAATATTTCCAGATTTAACTGTAGTATATAACTCTTGAAGTTTATCAATGGAAATCTATTCTTGTAATTTTTTTGTTAAGTCATTATTTAATTTAGTTAAAAACTCCTACTATGTTAAATTCATAGCAGCGGCTAAAACTTTAATAGATTCTCCGCTATTAATACTAGCATTAAATAACTCTACATATTGACTTTTAACTTGTGCTGCAATAATTTTTTTTTGTTCATTGAAAGTTTGAGATAATGTTTTATTTTCAATATTTGTTTTATGATAATGAATATAAAAAATATTTGCATTTTCAAGCACAGTATTTAAATCATCCATATTTATCACCGCCAATAACAAAAAATAGGGGGTTATAAAATAATAACCCCCTTATTCTTTTTATTTTTTTATCAGCTTTGAACGTCGTCAGTCTCGCCTTCGCTGTTTCCATCAACAGAATCTTTAATGGATTCGTCAATATTAAAACCAGTTGGGTGCGGGAATAGCGGTTTAGCCTCATTCTTAGCTTCTGTTGCATCATCAACTACTTGAATTGCACAAAGAACTTTATTTGTTCTATTAAAGTATGTAAAACCAGGGAATGCATCCATGGTAAATGTGAATGTACTAGGATCTCCAGTTGCCGCCATTGAGAAAGTAAAGTTAGACTGAATCTTAACATTCGGGAATGTAAGATTAGCAGGTAAATCTTTACCATCAGACTGACGTCTAAATAATGTATCGGCCTCAACATAGTAATAACCACCGAATGTACCAGCATCAATCTGAAGTTCAGAAACTGCGCCTTCATTCTTAAGTACATAATAATCAACCATTACAGCACCAGTTACGGCAGAAGCGCCGGAAGCACGAGTAAGTTTTCTTCCTCCGGTATCTACAGTCCAGTCCTTAATAACTTCACCAGTAATATCTCCATGAGAATCAAGCTTCATAACATAAATTGGAGCTGTTGGACAAATCTTTTCACCAGCCTCTAAAGCATCGTCAAGATCGATTTCTCCATTACCAATAACTGCATTTGTGGTTTGATGGAAGTGAACGAATTTATTAGAATTTGCAGCGCCTTTAATGACACCCGCACCAGAAAGCATGGCAAAACTTACAGGAGAAAGAAGAGCATCTTCAACTGTGAAAGTAAGAGTCTTTTCACCTTCCCAAGCAATTAAACGAGTATTACCACGGCCACCTGTTGCATATACTGTTGTTGCAGCGCCTTCCATAGAAGATGTTTTTGCAGTGTCAAGATAAAACACGGGTTGACCTTTTTCAAATGTATAAGGACCGATTTTCTGTTGGTTTTTTGCCTTAAACACTACGTTAGCAATTTCGCGTACACCAAATTTCATTTGGGTTTCCTCCTTATATTTTTATACAAAAATTATTAATTATTATTGTTTCTACTTTATTTCTAATGGATATCTTTCAACCAGTCTTCGGGATCCTACATATTTGTAGCTCCCGCAATTCTATATCTTTCCCAGGTATCATACCTTTGCTTCAAAATATATCGGTTAAATTCATCCATTAATTGATAAACAGTATAATTCATTAAAGTATTTATATCTTTTTGCTATGCAACTGCTAATATTGAAACATAACGACTAAGAATAGCTATTTTTGTTTGCGGCGCCAGCTTCGCCTTTTGTTCGCGACCTTTTTTTATTTTATTCGCAATTTTTTTAGCTAAATCTCCCTATGGATTATACTATTTATTTTCACCATCTTTTAAAACAAAAATATTAATTAAAATTTCTTTAAAATTTTCAAAATTATTTTCATCAATTTTAAAAATTTCTTCAGTCTAAATATGCTGTATTTGTATTATCTATTTAGTAAGTGAAATTTTATACTATGGAAAAATTAAAGCTAACACTGATAATACATTTATACGAGCATTTTGTGATTCAAGAGTTTTTTCTTGAATCATTGACAATAATATATTAAAATTAGATCGATTCAATAAATTAACTTTGTCCTATTCTGGTAAAAGATCTTTATCAAATTTTAAAAACTAACAACCTGGCCAAAATCTCGACTCTGTAATATAAGCAATTTCTTTAATTTTTGGTTGATGAATTGTCAATCTAGCCATCGGAAAAGGAATATCATTTCCTGATAACAATAATAATTCATCAATCATCGTTTCATCCAATCGTGACTTGAAGGAAGTAAATCATCTGTTCCATGGATAGCTGCATAACTTAAAGTATATCCGGATAAAGTTTCATCAAGAACCAACTCATTACAACCTAAAAATTGAAAGGTTCCAATACCCGACAGCCTGCAATTATTTAAAATAGCATCTATATAACCACAAATTTTTAAAGGTCTTACTCTAAAGTCCCCAAGATCCCAACAATCAGTATGACAAAGCACGTCAATAAAAACATGACAATCTCTAAATTGTGGATTATTCCTATTAGTTACAAAATTATCAAAAGAAAAAATTAAATAACTTTTTACATCTTCATGCTATGACATTTTTACTTTCGGCTCTAATTTTATATAACCTTTTTCTCTAAGTTTTGCTAAACTCATATCTTTTATAGCATTAGTATAAATCTAACTTTCTTTATTATCTAAACAATCTTTTGTATTAATTACTAATAATCGTTTTAAATCGTTGCTATATGGCTGACTTTCAATAAACAGTTTTCTTAAAATTATCTATAAATCTTTTTCGCAAGAAAGAAAAGATGAAGTAAAATCGATCGGTTTTAATGCCAAATCCCTTTTCATTTTTGCTTGCTCCTTTTATATCCTTATTAAATTATAAAGGAACAATAGACACCTCTAATGTAATATCTTCTTGATCCTATCTTCTATAAATTAATGTAAAAGTTCCTAACTCTCCAATAGAAACATTAAGAGGAACAATATTTAAATCACTCTTTAAATCTTGTTCTTTATTTTTCCATTTTAAATACCAATGTCCATTTTCCGCATTATGAATTTCATAGTATGCTTTACTATATTGTTGAACCTAGGTTGGACCCTGAATATATGCAGTGGTCTAATCTGGGATGTCACCACTTGGCTATTTTTTCTTCTAGGCGGCAACCGCATCAGCAATAGGATTTTCAAAATCTTCATCAAGAAAAACTTGAATAATTCCATCTCCATAATACGGATCTACCCCAACAACTTGCCAAGTTTTCTAAGTGTTATATCTTGGATCTAAAATTTTTACCTTTTTAAATCTTTCAAAATATTCATTGGTATTTTGTTCTGCTGTTATATACATAACTAAAGAATAGTTTAATGTATTCCATTCTACTCCAGCTTTTTGAGTCCATTCAATAGAAGTCTAAGTGGGACCCCTTAAATAAACCCAATAACTTTTATCATTAATTTTTACCTATTGATCGCATCTTCTAATCTATGCTCGAAAATAAGCATCTTCCTATATATATCTTAAATAAACAAGCCAATGAGTATGAGTCTATTTCCATTCAAAGACATCTCCTACTTTTAAATTAGTAAAACTTTCTCCTTGCCAAGTTTTTCCAACTTTAGGAGCATTTAAACAAATATCTTTAAAAGGAATAGAAATAATTTTATTGTCGTAAGCAGGCTTGTTTTTATCTGGATTAATTAAACATCTATATTCACGACCATCAGATAAAATGGCGGTTGCGGCCTGATAAGAATATAGCAGCGCCTTTTTTAAACCATTAAGTTTATCTTTTATAAAACGTTGCTACTGATTTCCGCCTTGATATCTTAATCGTTTTTTTAACATTTCTAATTCTGACATAGCTCTTCCTGTAATAGACTCATTAAATTTAAACATTCAAAGACAGAGCGTCTAAAATTTAAAAAATCAGCCTATTTTTCTAACGAATATAATCCCTCTAATTTATTAAATAATGGGAAAAAAATTTCTGAATAGCCGCAATTCGTTAATCTGTATATTCCCGCAAGCTCCTATATAATAGTATACAAAGGCTTTTTCCAATCCACTCCCTATTCTCTATTCGGAAGTAATTTATAAATTTGATTAATTAAAACTTTTAATCTTTTATAAATTGTATCATTATCTATTTCTATATTATACTTCAATATCATATTATCAAGCCTCCCTGTTAATAGGAGCCATAATAATGTCAAAGGTTGATCTTAAAATACCATTGGAATCGGGAGCCCTTCTTTTATACAGTCTTTGTAAATGAAAACCTTCTCTTTCATAATCCTTTTTTAATTGCAATAATTTTTGCATATGATTTGCTTGAGAGGTAAATTTAAAATCTGAACCACTATATTTCATTCTAGTGTTCTATACACTAGCAAGCTGCTGACTTAACCATTCCACAATCATATAAACAGCAATAATATTTATTTCCTAATGTGTTAAATGATTATTAAATTCTCCGCCCTAATAAATAATTGCTTCAGCATCCTCTCCGTCACTTTCTGCTCCATTATATATACGAACATCCGCAATCTCAAATAAATTATAATCATTTAAGTTAACCCTTGGAAATTCAAATTTTTCTATTGCAGATAAAATTAATTGCTATAACATACGAAAAGTATCTAATTCATTTAACTATAAATACATATCGTCTGTAATTTTTGATAAGAAGGAATCATATACAAGTGAAAATGATGTGTTATTATTCATTGTATATTTATGCTCCTTTTATTTATTATTTTTCTATAGGTTTATATCTCCTGCCAGTTGGAGTTGGAGTGGTAATGGGAGCGGTCCTTCGCTGAGCCTTTTTCGCATTATTATTAGACGGTTCTTCTTCCCCATCATATTTTGTATTTTTAATTTCTATAGCTTTATCAATATCAAAATTTAACTTTTCTTTAATTGCCTATCTTTTTGCAACATCATTTAATGGAAGTGAAATTGCAAGATCCTTAATTGTTTCTTGAACTCCATAAGGAGAAAAGTCTAATAAATCTAAAAATTGATCTAAACTACCATTTTTCATAATCTATTTTATATCTTCTTCTGAATAAAAATACTCTGGCTATGGGTCTGTGTTAAAAATTTTATTAGCAGCTTCTTTATTTTCTATTTCAAGATACTCTTTTAAAATAATCATTCCGCCGGGTGAATAAGATAATTTTTCAATCTCTTCAAAAGGAACCTCTTTTGTTTCTCCTGGATAAAAATTTCTATAAACTCCTAAGTCTGGCACATCATATCCAACACTGCCAGAAAATTTATTCATAACTTTAATTAATGTATTCTTATTAATACTCATATTAATCTCCTTTTATCTCCATAGTATAAAGATATAAGGGGAGAATTTAAAAAACCCTCCCCATTATTTTATTTTAATTATTCCTGATTATCTTGAATAATAGCTACATCTTGAAGTAAAGATGTGTTTCTATAAACGCAAATGCCAGGATGCTGTATATAAGTTGCAACACCGACTTTCTGATAGGTCTGAAGCTCTGTTGACCAATCGCGGTTCTCAAAAGATTTCACCTGAGCGCCGCCTTCGAAAGCAACCTTAACTGGCTTTTCGGTACCAGTCGGAATAATCCAAGCATAAGATGGATCAAGAACCTTTTTGGCGTTGGTTGCATCCTCAAAGGACTGCGGTAAAACAATTACGCTATGTCCCTTATAAGTTGTAAAGTAACCATTATTCCAAATCTGTTCCTTCATATTATCAGACCATCTTGCTTCTGGCGGAAGCATGGTTGCCGCAAACTCAAAAGTACAATAAATAGTACTCTTACCATAAGCATCTGCTGTCATAATTAACTGATCCATGGCGCTTTCTACAAACTTAGTCTGAACAGTTTTGTTTCTAGCCTGAATCTTACTTACAGTAGCTACAAGAGCCGTCGCAATTTCACGATAAATAGCTTCGTCCATTCCTTCTAAAACAAGACTATAATAATCATTCATAGTCATGTTTCCATCAAGCAGTTCTTCCCACTCGATCCTAGAAGCTCCGCCGTAAGCTGCTGTTGGAACTTCTAATTCGTATCCATCTAGCTTAAATACTTCGTACCTACCGGCAAGACCGACTCTAGTAACAAACTGTTTTGCACGTTTCTTAGAAGCCTAACTAATTCTTACCTTATAAACAGGCTTAGTTCCCTGTGCAAAAGTACGAACATCTGCAAATTGTCCATAAGCCTGTAACACTTTTTGCGGAAGGACTTCAGTAAGTCCCACTTCTATTAATGTATAAATAAGATTTTTATTTTCTCTAAAAGCCTGAGGAGTAGAACCAAGTTCATTTAACTCCTTAATAAATGTTTTATTTAAAGCCTCTGCGGAAAGCTTTTCACCTTCAAAAGAATATGATTCAGAAGGTCTCAGTGAAGCCCTAGCATTGGCCCTAGCTAATTGAATAAGCTGATCTTTTGTTAATGCCATTATCTTTTCCCCCTTATTACTGAACTCTCTGAATTTTTACGCCATTTTGACCATCTGGCATTGTATATTCTTTAACAACTTTCCAAACCATACCAGTTGTTGGCATTGTAGTTGCTGCGGTACTTCCTGAACCAGTTACAAGATTAAGGAAACCATTTGCTCCAACTTGTAAATAATTCCCAACCGAAAGACTTACTGTTCCAACTTTAGCAGTATCAGAAGTATTCGCAACTGCAATTGTATTAGTAGTCATTATATCTCCAACATATGTTCTAATTAAACGCGGATAAATTTTTGTATCTGTAAAATCTGCTGTCTTATATACAAAATCCTTATGAGCGCGTTTTCTCTCATCATAAAGTTTTTCTTCATTATAAACAAGCATGAACTCGCCTTCACCAGTGAAATTTACCTCACCCGCAGCATAGTCATACTTAGCAAATTGGCCCTGTTCAAGTTGAGTAATAGAATCAGCACCAGTTTGACCAACTTTCACATGAGCAGGTAACTGTGCATAAATCTGACCAGTAACAATACCAGAAAGGTGGTTAGGCTCAACCTGTCCATAGCCTTTTCTTTCCATTATAATTGCCATTTTCAGCATCCTCCTAATAATTTATTAACCAAGTTTTTCTTGCTCTTTGACAGCTTTGATCCAATCTGGTAAACTGTCATTTTTATTATTATTTAAATTATAAACTGTTACATCTTTCTCAGCTTCATCTTTCTCTGTTTCTGATAAGTTAAAATTAATTTTTTTATCAAAACAAATTACAGATAATTTTGCTTTAATTTCATCAAGTGTATATTTACTCTTGTTTTGAATTACATCTTGTTTATCTTCATCAGATAACATAAAAAATTCAGCGATAAGAGCATCTTTTTGCTGATTATCAATTTCATTTTTAAAATCTACAAGAGACTGATATTGAACCTGTAAAGCACTATATTGCTCTTTTAATTCATTTAACTCAGATTCAAGAAGTTCATACTTTGCATTCTTCTTCTTGTCCTCATCTTCGTCTTTTTCATCCTCTTTTTCGTCATTTGTATCCTAAGAATCTTCAGAAGAAGAGTCATCTTCTTGATTATCTGAAGCTTCTTCCTTCTTCTCTTCCTAGTCTTTCTTTACATAATCAACAGGAGTAGCTTCTTCATTTTCATTTTTTTCTTCTGTAGATGAGTCTTCATGTTTTTCAAAAGTAGTTTCTACTTTTTGCATTTCAGAGTCTACAGTAGTATTTTGATCTTTCATTTGCTGCTCTCCTCCATTCAAAGCATTTTTTAAATCTTGCATCATACTATAAAGTGTATGTTTAAAATCATCGTCTAATGTAAATTTTGCACTCACATTTGGCGCGGTAATAGAGGCTCCCTAAAAACACGGTTCAACCTCATCTCCTAATATACAAAGTTTCTGAATAACTGCATCATTTATAATAAAGAAATCTATTCCTGTATTAGGATTGGTTTCCCAATGTCCCTAAACTGAATCAGGTTTAAATTCCATAGATTGCGGACGTCCCTAATTCACAGGTAAGCTGGATTCTGGAAATTGATCCGTCCACAAATAACCAGTTGTCATAAGATACTTGTGTATAACAGTATTACCATAAGAGTCTTCATCCTCAAAATTTTGAAACCAGACTTGAGCATCCGGAGATACAAAACCATAAGGGACCGTTTGACATTCAAACTTTATTCCCTCATCATCAATAATAATTTTTTCTCCATGATCAGCATAATCTTCAACATTTTTTTTATAATATCCAACAATAGGCGCGCCACGAAGTGCTTTACCAATCTATATTGCGGTCGCCTAGTTTATAAAAGTATGATTTCGATTCTCTCCAACATATAAAACTTTAATTTCACATTTAGACATTAACGGATTAATATCTAAGGGCTAAAGATTTAAAAACTATGGAGAATCTATAGTTGCAATCGACTGATGCATTCTTTTCTCCTTTCAACCCTTATTTTATATAAAAAATTAAGATAATATTTTAATACCTTTTGTCCATATTTTTTTTAAAAAATTAACTCATAGATTCTTTATTTTGAAGGGTTTTTGTTGATTTTTCATCATCTGCTTTTTCTGGCCTACCAGCCTCGCCGCCATCACCTTTATTTAAAACTTCCGCATTCATTGTACTAGACATTAACGGAGGAATAAATACGTTAACTAAATCTAATATATCATTTTCAAAGTAGGCTGTTGCCAATACTGCGCTTTGAGCTTGTCCTAATGCAATTTGTGGAAGCATCTTTGAATAACCTAATTGAGTATGCTATTTATACTGTTTTGCTAAATCTTTATAATTATAAATTGTAGTTGGTAAAATCTGTGCTTTATACAAAATTTTTTTAGGACTTAAATTATAAGGCTTTAATAAAATATTTAAAAAAGTTTCAAATTGTTGAATTAAATTCCACATTGATGCTTCATCATTCAAAATTGATTTCTCAAGAGCGATGTTTCCATCTGTATTAAATTGCATTTGTGAAACGCCGGCCTCATTGTAAACAGTTCTTTCAATTTTCTACAATTCATCCGCAGATGTCGTTGATCTATTATCTGACATATCCGCAACTTCTACATCTGCAAAAGTTGTTAAAACATCAATTCCAATGGCTTTAGATAACATATTTACCGCATTATTGTGAAGCTGTTGAGCTTCATCTACATCAAAAACCAAATCTCCATTTTTATCAATTGGCATCTTTTGAATAATAATTTTTAGTAATTGTTGAGCCATTTTCTTTCTATCTAACTCTTGAGCTGCATCTAAATCCAAAATTGCTGGAATTACAGAAATAAACGGCGGAAAATCCTATCCATTTAAATTAAATTTAATTGTTGATTGAACATCAAGCATATACCATCCAGAATCATCTCCTGGATAATCAGGTTTTAATTTTCCTTGACGATAAAGCTGATAACCCTTTTTAAATTCAGGAGGAAATAATTGCAACATCCGATTTCTTTGCTCAGTACTACCAAAAGCATCTAAAAAATATCGCATATTAAATTCTACCACGGGCTGTCCATTAACGATAAAATTTGAACGACAATATTTTGGAGGAAGCTATTGAATAGCAACTTTATTGGATTGATGAATTAAATATCCATAATAACAACCATTCCTAATAACTTTTAAAGCAATCTAACCAAATAATCTTTTTATCTAAAAACTATCTAAATATAATAATACTTTTCTAAAACCTTCTAGTATTTTTTCTGATTTCATATTATCTGCATAATATGGAGTGACTAACCAATCATATCTATACATATATGCCATATAACGACATAAACGTTGATATATACCACTTGTTTTATAAAAGAAATTTGAAATATCTCTCATTTTATCGTAATTACAAGAGTGTATTGCTCTAAGAACCTATGTTTTATCAGCTAAAACTGGATTTATTCTATATAAATCTCCTAATTTTAAAGTGGCATCTGATAATGTTTTTACACCAACTCTAATTTTAGAAAAATCAATAGGAACAAAGCCATTTGCGGAACTAGGAATTTGGTATTCTTCAGCTTCGGTCATATTAAAACCTTTTTTCTTAATCTAAGCTACACGATTAATCAATTCTTAGATACCTCTCCTTCTTAATACCCAGCTGCCCGCATAATATAATCATAATTAACTCGTCCTTCATCCCAATAGGGAATAATTACCAATGTTATTTTATGATTAGTACAATACTATCTTTTTTTCATATCATAGTATTGCTGTTTTCTTAATCCACTATAACCACCAAAAACGCTTTTTGCTTCATAATGTTGAATACCTTGAAATTCAATTAAAAAATCAATATTATGTTCGTCGTCAAAAACTGCAAAATCAAATCTTAGCGGGCGACCTGTATTACTTACTAAATCCGGAAAAGAGTATTCTTCTGCGAACTCTAACCCAGACTATTTTAATATCTATTCTATTTTTATCTAACCTCTAGATGCTCGCATATTTTTCTCCTTTGCTATAAATATATAAAAAAATAAAAAATAATTTTAATAAACTTTGACCTAACTCTTAACTTGGAGTAAAAAATAAAAAATCTGATATATTTCTTTTTTTTCTTTTTTTACTTAACTCTTCCTATTGTTTAATGTAATATAGTCCATAAATAAAAGCAGAAAATTTATCTTTTCTTACACTTCTATTACTTTGTTTTAAAATAATATTGACGCCCTCATTTTCTTCTACTAAATTCAACATTTGCTATTTTAAAATAGATGTTAACATAAAAGGTCTTAAATAAAGATTTCTTTCATCAATATTCATATTTTGGCCTAATTTAGTAGACATTAATTTAGTTTTTGCTAAACTTTCATCAATTAAAAATCTAATTTTACCACTATACATTTGAGTTTGTGCATAACTATATGCTTCAGTATTAATAGGAGCATTTGCTTTAATTAAAAATAGCACATCTCTTTCTGTGTCATCGGTTCGATATTGTTTGTATTCTGGATACTAATCTGTATTAAAAACACCAAAAGAAGGCAAGTAATCTCCATCATCAGTTTCTTGTGATTTAACTAAATAATCAATTAATCCAATACCTAATCCATTCGCATCTATTGCAATTCTTTTTGGTTGAAATTTATAATAAAGTCTTTTTATATTAATACTTTGAGTCTAAAAGTGCTATGCCTAATAAGTAAAAATATTAACTAATGTTTTTATAGAAAATCCTTGAATTTGAGGAGTCACTTTAAATACACAAATCTATGTTGTACAACCAACTCTACCAACATCAATACCAAAAACATAATAAGAATTTTTTGATGATCGACCGCTATATTCATTTTCAGGTTGTAATAAAACTCTATATTTATCAAATTTTTCAGAAGAAAAGAATGCGTTTTCAACGTCGCCTGACCAAATACTTCTATACTATCTATTAAAAGATTCATCATTAAAAGTTCCTTGCAATCTTAATTGATCTACAAAATCCTAATCTAAAAGGCCAGAAATTACAGGAGTTTCATAGGTTCCACCCATTATCATATACTCAGAGGGGTCTATAATTGAATTAATTAATATTTCTATTAATTTCTAATAAGCAAAGCTATTTTTCCACCCCGCTGTAGTGATATAAATCTGACTCTTATTAACATTTTCTTCTTTATGCCTACTACCATCAGATAATCTTCTATCAACGTTTGTTGTAGGGATAATAACTTCATTTAAGATATCTCCATCAATAAGAACACATTCCTCCATTAATCCGCCTGTTCTACGCTGACCTCTTGAAGATTGCCTAGCCGCCAATATATCAATAGAAGAACCATTTTTAAACACATACTTTACATTATCTTTAGATTTTGTAGAAACGCCTCGATCCCAATTAATTTCATTATTTAATCCTGGGATTAATTTACATATCTATTCAATCTTTGCTACTGTAATACTTGCGGCCTGCTCTTTACCGCCAGTTGTTACAAATAAATGTGAATTAGGGTACAATATACATCTTATCATCAATGCCATCATTGAAAGAAAAGATTTTGAATAGGCACGTGGGAATGTTGCATATACATATCTATGCCGCATTACAATTCTTAAAAATATCCTTTGATAAAATAAAAACTAAAAAGTACTATCTTTCCCTTTTATAAAATCTACAAAAATATCTGGATACTATCTAAAATAAGCAATAATCTTTTTTAATTTTGGTAAATCTTCTCTTAATCGCTACTAAGAAATACCTTGTTTTTTATATTCTTTGTCTGAAGATAATTGTAATAATTCTTGTAAACTCATTAATGTTTCACCCTTTTCTCTTCAGCCTCATGTTCAATTATTAGATCATCTAACTAAGCATCGTGAATTTTCATAGCTTGCTGTTGATCTTTAAAATTCATAAAATCTTCATCTTGTAATTCTATATCTAACAAACCATGCTAATAAGCTTGCTGTCGATCTTTTCTCATAGCCTCTGAATTTTTCTTATCTTGTAGATATTTTTCAATTTCTTGTGCTAATGATTTATCTTCATAAATTAAGCTTCTATTATATTCTTTTAAATCTAAAATAATTTTATCAATTAAATCTTGTGGCTCTTTACATTCATATCTTGGAATAGCTCCATCATTAGCTTCAACAAAATCAACTATTGCGGAAGCTGAATCTATTGAATCTCCATTCCCATCTCGATTTTGCGCTTCAGTAAATTTTGCTGATTTCATCATGGCATCATATACCCTAGAAAGCTTTTGATAAGAATCTATATCTCCACAATCAATAGCCTAATTCATTTTTAAAGATGTTTTACAAATCATTTTTAAAGTATCTATACGGCCCGCCCCTTGAATATCAAAAGAATTCATAAAATCATTATATAATTTTTCAAGAGCAACCCATTGGCTAGGTCTGTAAAGACGTCCCCATTTCATAGCTAAAAATAATTTATCATCTTTAGATAAATCCGCCCCTAAATCAACTAAATCTTCTTCTGGCAAGAAATTATTTTCTTGATAAGGGTTTTTAATCTGATTCAAAGCTTCTTCATAAGAAGATGGATTTGAAACAAAAGAAGACGGCGTAGATGCCTTACCTCTTTTTACCTATCCAGTTATTTCATTTCCCCACTTACCATCATATAATTCCTAATTTTGAGTTTCTGTACTTACTAAAGTTTGATATTCAGCTAAAGAAATCTAACCCTAATTTAATTTAGTTTTAAGCTAAGCTTCATATTTAGCTTTTTCTTCGGCGATAGCTTGTTCTTCAACCTCCGCCGCATCCATAGCCTATTTTTGCAAAGCTTCAGAATCCTAATAATGATATTTACTCCATTGTTTTAACTTCATTTTAGCTAAATATTTTCCAATAACGGACATTCCATTCATTTTATAAGGGTCTTTAGCAAAAGCCTTATCTCTTAAAACATTCCATTCAGCTGGTATATATGGAACATCCATATCTTTTAAAATCCATTCAAAAGTGCTTACATCAAAATTATCTATATGCGCTGTTAAACAAGGCTTACATATCTAACATTGACTTCCGTCTCGATACGTATAAAAATTTATTTTTGCCATACGCTTCCCGCATCTTTTACAAACAATTTTTCCATCTTTTCCTGGCTAAACACCTTTCATAATGAAAAACCTCCTTTAATATTTAAAAAAAACTTATATTTTTATAAATTACTTTTGACCAGTCTTTTTCTTATTGCGGCAGGTCTTACATAAGCTGTAAAATCCATCTTTAGATGTTTTATTTCTTGTAAAAAAATAAGGATGAGCTAATTTAATCTAATGGCATCTAGAACATCTTTTCCACTTACCTTTTTCTTCTATTGTATAATGCCAAACTATCCAATCTTCTTTAGCTTGTTCTGCAATAATCTTTGGAATTTTTTTTCTCCATAATGCAGATAAATATTCAATAGAATATGTTTTATTATATTCTTTTTGTAGCTATTGTAAAATTTCTTTATTTGACAATCCATCAATTTTATAAATCATAATAGAATATAATATTGGATAATTATACTTTAATGCTTTATCTGCTAAATCATCTAAATCATTCATTAAATAATACATATCATTATCAAAAGAACTCCATGTATCCTACTTTAATTTAGAATAATTGCAAAGTAATGCACTAATATGTTCTGGATTAAAAAAAGAAATTAATGCATCACTCACTGGCTCTCCATTCTTATCAATTGTTACATGCTAAGTTAAATCTATTTTATTATTACTTTTAGTTAATTTAGTTGTAGTAATAGGCGGTTTATAAGCACTTTTTAATACATATTGATCTTGCCGCATTTCAATAAGTTGCTTTGTTAATAAAAATTTCTTTTTACCCCTAGCCGCCTTTTGTTGAGCCTATATTTTTTTTATCTATTCTCTAAGTTCTTTTAGTCCTGGAATGGTTTGAATGTCATCTTCTGTTATTTCAATTTTTGGAATAAATAAAATATTTTTATCCCCACCAGTCATAAACGTATAAATTCCGTCTTCTCCATTCTATAATTTCGAAACCAGTCCCTAAAAAGAAACTTCGCGTTTGTTAACAGTAACCATCCTATTGTCAGTTAAAATTGTTTTTTCTTTTTTTGAAGTAGTATCTTGAACCAAATATTTAGTTAATTCCTCTAAATAGTAAGGGGTTAATTGTTCTTTAGGTGTATTTTCAATTATTTTATAAACAATTTTATTTCTCTAAACAGGATCAGTTATTGTATAATCAAGTTTTATTTTATTATCTTGATTATCCATTTAATAACTCCTTTCAATTCGTTCATATTATAATTATATCACAAAAATTTTCAAAAATCAACTAGATTCAATAGACCTTATTTGATTTTTTAAAAAAAATAAAGTATAATATATATATACAAAAGAAAGGACTAATATAAATATGAATATAATATTCTTAATTATAAGTTTTATTATTGGTTGCGGGGCTGGCTCGCTATGTATGGGATGTTTTTTTGCACTTGGTGATAAACATGAGCTAGACAATAGATATGCAGATGGTTTTAAAGATGGATATACTGCCGCAACAGAGGATTAGTATGAAATTTATCTAGATTAGGATTTATATTAAATAAGGAGTAAAAAAATGATATCAAATAATTACACTATATCAGCCGTATATAATATGCGTTTTAACAATGATTATTTTAAAAAAGATCATAGATATTCTTACAAATATACAGATAATGACAATTATCTAGTGATTGGCGAAAATAAACATGGACAACTTTTTTCAGCACAAGAATTTTTTACATTATTTTATATGTAATTTATGACAAAAGAAACTAAAGGAGAAAAAATATGAAAACAAAACTTATTGAAACAACTTTTTCAATTAACGAAGAAAAAAGAACTATCGCTTGCATTATTACTACTCGTAATGATGTTTTAGGAACATTAGAAAAGTATGAAGGTTTAAGTGCATATGAAAAATATCAGCTTGATCCTCCTGAATATATGGATAAGCTTGTTTTTGTTGGAATCGCAAAATGTAGTCCAGAAGATAAATGGGATGTAAACTATGGAATGAGACTAGCTGAATTTCGCGCACAGGTAAAAAGAACTAATTATCATAACAAAAAAATTGCAGAATACTTACATTCAAACCGTGAAACATTAAATAGAATTGAAAAATATGGATATTTAAAATATCCGAGATATCCTCAGAAGAAAGAAGTATAAAAATGATAATTACAATATCATTAACTTCATTAGCAGTAATTTTTTTAATTATATCTTCAATTATTGAAGTGTTTGCAATTAGAAATTTATATTTAATTATCAATGAATATGATGAAATTTTATCATTATTAATTCAACAGCATCCAGACTTAATTGATTAAATAAAAAAGGAGAAAAATAAAATTATGAAAAATATTATAAAAATTATTTTTTGTGCGGCCGCTGCATCAATAGTGACAGTAACAACAATTTTTTCTTGTTTTGCAGCTGAGCCGCTTACGGATTTTAAAAATGTTACAAAAGTTGAAATCCAAGAGAAAGATGATAAATATGTTATTTTAGGGAAAATGGAATCTGAGGGAACTTTAGTTAAACTATTTGAACTAAATAAAACAACAGAAGAAGATGCAGCGACAATGTATGTTAATGCAAAAATTGGTTTAAATGTTAGAAATATTCCTACAACAGAAAAAGAGCCAATTGCTGCTATTGCTTATGGAACCGAAGTTAAAAGAATTGGAATTAGGTTAGAAAATGAAACAGAAAATTATTGGGAACTAATTGAATTTAATGGAGAGTATGCTTTTATTTGGTCTGAATATTTAACTAATGAAAAGCCTATTATTGAAACTTCACAGGCGGCAAGCGCAGATTACGAACCTGATTCGTCTAGCTCTGAAGAATATTATGCTAGTTCAGAGACGTCAACAACCAGCGATCCCGCACTTACTTATTTTGATTATTGTGATTTAACCGCATATGAATGGACTGGTAATCCATGTGCAAATGGAAATTATCCAACCGCTGGATACACGGTAGCTTGTAATACTCTTCCTATGGGAACTCAAATTTATATTGAGGGATATGGATATTATGTTGTTGAAGACCGCGGTGGAATGCCAGGTAATGGAATTGATATTTATATGGGGGATCCAGATACTTGTATTAACTTTGGCAGACAATATGCAAATGTATATATTGTCAATTAATTAAATATCTTTCTTATTGTTATATATTAGTTGGGCGAGACAATTTAAAATGTCTCGTCGTTTGGGAGAGTGGCGGAATTGGTAGACGCATCAGGCTCAAACCCTGTGGAATATAGTTCATGAGAGTTCGAATCTCTTCTCTCCTACTATTTCGGAACGTAGCTTAATGGTAGAGCTTCAGTCATGTTAAAGGTCATGACATACGCAGACAAAAATCCTTGGTGTGG